ATCTGTTGCCAACGCCCTGACTGCCAAAAGCGCGGTATTTGGATACCTGAAATCGTCTGCGATCACCTGTTGATGGTACTCTAAATACAAGTCAGAAGCATATCTACTGCCGGAATCAGGTGCGGTTTTGAAACGGAATCTGTATTCATATTGAGCGTATCCGTTGATCGGAGTCGACATCGTAAAAAACCACCTGAGCGGCGTATTCTGTCTGCCGGATATTTTAGAACCGGCAAGCACCTCAAGCGTTCCCGTAGAAGGAAACGTACCGGACTCATTGACAGTGATTACCCACGGGTATCCGTCGTCTCCGACGCTGCTGTACATGGTCGAGAAAATCGAAAATATGGAATATGAGTTCGTTCCGTTGACGCGGATCGTATCTCCTATTTTCAACATGTCCGCTGTTTTGTCTGAAACTCGAAAGGCGTTTACACTACCTGCGACATAGCTGCCAACATCTGTCCAGTCGTCACTGTCAACCCAGGGGCGCCAGGTTGCTGTCCCTACTTTTCTGTACTGGATCTGTATCTCAAGAGCAACTGTCTGCAACTGTCCGTTATCTGACGCATACCAAAGCCCCTGGGGTGCCTGCAACCCTACCCCAAAGTAGTCAACTTCAGACGTGGTTTGTCTTGTTACCCAAGAGGTTGAAAACTTGGTACCAATGGCAACGTCTGACCGGGTGTCCCCAAAAAACGGAGTGGGGCTTTGATTGTTCGCTCCCCGGCGTGTCCAATATCTGACGTTTGTATAATTGTCGATCGGCTGATCATTGACATAAATGTCTTCTATTTCATCAACGAGGTGCCCTGCCACGGCCATCAGGATGTTTAGGAATTGTCTTTGTCCTCGTGTCTCTACGTATGATGCAAGGATGGGTGGTACAATCCTGCGCGTTCCAAAAATAGTTGGCAACGGAGTCCCAACAAGCTCGGCGTTGCCCGTTGAATCCCAACCATACGTTTTCGATTGCTCAAAATTAGATATTTGTGGTTGATCAAATTGAGGTAGTTTTGCAGGAAAAACAGAATTAATGAGTAGGCTGCCCGCTGCAATCGTAGCCCCCGTAACCAAAGCTGCGCCGATTGTGGATGTTGCTATCAATCCACTTGCCCCAAACGCAGCGGCACCTACATAAGGAGCAGCAACCACCAAAGCGATCATGGCAACGGTTCTCAAAATATCCTTACCACCGCCCCCGCCCCGTGGCACTGCACAAAAAGACAGGGAGCATCCAGGCGGGACAATGACATCGTGTTGCTCGACAAGATGGCCGTCTTTTGCAATCATCAACTCAAGGCCAGCCGGGATTTCAGCAAAAAACTGATTGGCATACCAGATGGCAAGATGCCCGGCTTCAAAGTCTTTTATGACCCTGGATGGCAGGGGGTCGAAAATATTCTTTACGCAAATGGCAGTTACTTTTTCCATCGGTAAAACCCCCTGATTTTATTTGACCACCAGAAAGCATCCAACCGGGTCAGCATCGGGCCGATTTTCTGGATGGTATGAATAAACCGCCTCTTGTCCACCATGACGCCAAAATGCTGAACCATATCAGGTGCTTCAGGGTGTATGGCCATTGCAACGCCATCTCCGGGCACTGGATGCGCAACTGGTTCCATAAGGTTTTTTGTCACTTCAAGTTTTTCCTGGTTTACGAGATCCGCTGCAAAGCATGAAATTTGAAAGTCAGGCACGTTAACTCCGAATCTTTTCATAACTTCAATATAAAGCCCCCAGCAATCTAGTCCCTTGCCGATCTCTCGGCCACCTGGGACAAACGGGGTATCCATCAGATCATGTACGTTGACCATAATAGCCTCCCCATCGGTCTGAATTGTTCAACTGCCTGCAACGAGTCAATGTTTTGTTGCATTGCGATTGTGCACCAGTGTACCCGCATTGAGTTGATTTAAACCGCCACCGGCAGGACGGAACAAGTCTATTTTTTGGGTACCTAAGATTCCAGGGAGCAGACGCTCCCAATACAAAAGTCACCCATCGTGGGTTTGATTTTGGCTGAAGCAGGATAAACTCGTGTTCCACTTCCGGTGTATCAGATGCAAGGTTCAGCGTATTCACAACGTAGATATAACACTGAATAGCAGCGTATCCGTTGACTTTGCAGTAATAATCGTAATCATGCAGATATAGCTCCATCTCCCTGCTGGCGTTCGCCACCCGCACCTCAACCCTGGGACGCTCCCCGGCAACTTCGGTGATCTCGTCGATCTCAAATGGAAAGGCCACCCATGTCTCGCCTTGCCAGGTAATATCTTCATTATTTGCCACCACCCGGACCGGATCGGAAAGACCGGGGATCAGGATCTTCATAGCCACGAGGAAAACAGAATCAGCATTTGCTAATTTATTTTTCTCACTCACGGCGACGGTAGATAACGGTAATGGCATCATATCTCCTCAATATTGACTGTGCCGGATTTATATCCCGGGCCGGCTTCGTCAAATTTCAGCTCATCGTCTGAAAATGTGTATTCTTTTGTTTCGCTTGTCATCGGGTCTGTCCAGGAAAAAGACCCCCCAGAATTTGTTTCAAAAAAAGTTTTCAAGGTAGCAAAATCAGTATTAGAAATATAATTCCATCTCAAAACTCTTCTTTCTTTAGCAAGAGTCATTCTGGATCTTGTCATGGTATATCCGGCCTCACTTTTTGAACGTAAAGCTGGTTTTGAGACAATATTTTCAGACCCGAAAGTCGGCAATTGTATGCCCGGCCAGGTAGCAGTCATTATGCGCCTCCCAATGCACGTCTAATTCCCATTGTATTATCCTGGATTCCTTCAAGAACAACTCCAATGACCATTCTCTTCATATCAAACGTTGTTTTTGCTTGTGTGGCTTTAATATCTTGTCCTGTTTTGTTTATGATTTCAACTTTGACATCTTGCGGTCCAGATGATTCAGCCTTAACCCCCAAATCACCGCTTGGTGTTCTCGTCAATGGCATTACTGCTTCAGGTCCGGCTTCCCCCATAACTCCTCCCCCAGATGCAAAGGGAGTGAGGCCGGAATAGGAAAACGCCGTGGGTTGTGTCACTACCGAATTTGATGCGGCAGAAATATTTCCAAATACTCCGCCCGATGCAAATCCAAACAAATTTCCTGTAGAGGAAAATAAATTAGTACTTGTGATGGCACCAGCAATAGGCTCCACAACACTTTTCTGGATTACCATTTGAGTGATCATCTTCCCGAATGATTCTAACATTTTACTAAAAGTAAATTCAGCATCCCATAAAGCATCATTTAATGTTTTGGAAAAATCATTGGCCCAGCCTGTAAAAGCGTCTTTCCAATAATCAGATGTGTCTTCGGCAATATTTTTAGATGCCTCAGCATACCATTCTTCCAGTTCTATAGAACTGCCGAGTATCTTTTTCCTGTATTCGTAAATAGCATCGAGCTGGTAAAACTCGTATTCTTTTTGGGTCAGGGTTGCACGTTTGTGGTCGTCTACCAAAGCCGCTTGGGCTTGTTCTTCCGCATCTGTACGATCTTTAAGTATCTGTTTGGTTTGGTTATATAAATCCTTATCGACCTGCATCCGGCGTTCTTTTTCGGTGTAGTTTACAGCATCAAGGTTGCCTATCATTTCAAGATCAAGTTCTTGCTGAATACGGAGTTTTTCTTTTGCTGCTTCCTGTGCTGCTCTTACTTGTGCTTCATATTCATCTTGTTGGCGTTTAGCCTCCTTTGCCATTATTGCCATTATATTTTTAGCATGTTGATCTCTTACTGCTTTTACATCTAAACCATATTCTTTAGCATACTCAAGCATCTTTTTGTATTTTGCTTTTTCTGCTGCTATTTCATTTTCAAATGGAGAATTGGTATATCCTGTTACCTCTTGTATTGCTGCTTCCCTTGCGTTTTGAAAAGCTAAAATATTTGCATACATTTGATTATATGAATTACGAGTCATATCAATACGCTTCAATAATTCATTTTGCAAATGATCTGATTCTAATTTATCAATTTCTGCTAATCTTTTGACAAGTGCTTCACGTAACTCTTCACGTACTTTTACATTATCCTTATAAGCAATATAAAGCTGGCGAAATGTTTCATTTACGTTTTCTCGTTCTTCATCGTATTTGGATTTGGAATAATTTACAAAATCATCCAACAATTTCTTTTGATTATCGTATGACTTTAATGCAGCATCTCTTGTTTTACTTTCAAAATCAAATTCACCCATATTTGGATCATAAGGGGAAGCATTAAGCATATCTTGAAATTCTTCTTGTGCTTTAACGGCTTCATTTGTTTTTTGCTGAACATACCCCAAAGTATCCCCAAGTCTTTTAAGAGTTTCTACTTCATAATTATACGCAACAAGTTCTTGTAAAATTTCCAAATCTTTTTGGAGTTCTTTTATTTTAGCTAAATCAGCACTTAATTCAGGGGTTACTATTTGAATACCATGCGCCCCAATAGAAAGAGAATCTTGGAGTTCTTTTAATTCTTTTTGTAAACTCTGTATCGCTTCTTTTGGTTTTTTAAAAGACTTAGATAATTCATCAATAGCAACTTTTCCATCTATTGATGTTTGTTCTAAGGCTTCTTTATATTGATCTATTACACGTTCAGCATTTTTCCAATTATCCATTGCTTTATAGAAATCATCTGTATCACCAAAGAAATCACCCCAATCAATATCACCACGCCATGCTGCCATATACCCTT